ATGATTTACCTTGGCCTGCCGCAATGGTCGCACCCGAAATGGGTGCGCCTTGGCATCACCAGTCTTGAAGAGTATGCCCGCCACTTTAACTGCGTGACGCTTCGATTTTAAAATTCGATAAATATCGCCCAGGAGCGCCGTATTTCACGGTTGGGCAGAATAATCGATTGGCCTTGATTGCGAACTTTAGCGAACTATAGCGATTTGAAATGCCCCATTGGTGCCCCATAGGTAATTTTCTATAGCCCAGACCGATAGAGGTTTCGAAGCTATAACTCCGTTTTAAAATACCCCACTGATTCGTTGCAAGATGATCGATCACTTGACGCCGTATAAACACCCAGCCAATAATAACTGTATATACAACCAGTAATTTGACTGAGGTAGCTATGTTCGTTGAACTCGTTTACGACAAGAGAAACGTTGAGGATTTACCCGGCGCGAAAGACATCATCTTGGCTGAACTGACAAAGAGAGTTCACAAGATTTTCCCAGGTGCAGGCGTGAGAGTTAAGCCAATGCAGGCGAACGCGCTGAACAGTGATTGTACGAAAACTGAAAAGGAACGACTAAACCGTATGATTGAAGAGATGTTTGAAGAAGCAGATATGTGGATGGTTGCTGATTAATTACATATTCACATCACCGGGCAGTCATCCTCCCCTGCCCGATTAACAAAATACGTCACCCGGCCCAGTACAACAATGTCCTCCAGTGCTTCACCTTCAATCGCCTCCCCGTCTTCCGTAATGAAGGCCGTCCCCATCAGTTTCGCAAACTGCGTAGCGCCATAGAGAGAGATCACCACTAAGCATCCCTGCTCCAGTTTTCCGGGGTTGGCCTCAACGACTGCGTAGCCGGTTGCTGTAGGCAGCAGCCCCGTGGTGGCGCTTACGCCACAAATCGCATCGAGTGTTTGCATTAGCGGACAATCCCCATATTGCGTAGCAACCATAGACGGTTTTCACTGAAATCTGGCGTTTTATCGACGAAGCTGGGCTGGTTCAGCTCGATCCACCTGTTGGCATCCTGCTCTGTGAAGTGGTGGTTGTGCTTGCGTAACTCACGAATAAAATCGCCTGTGCGCAAGCACATGTACCCTTTTGGGTTGAGTTGAATAGCGTCACGGAAAGCTACGAAAACATCATTTCGGCGTGGCATAGTCTGCCCTCTCAATAACACTGTATATTAATACAGTAGTTTTTAATGAGCGTCAGATCAATGCTATTTTGACGATTAATTTTTACTGCTCTGTAGTTCGCTGATTTTCCTCAGATCGCAAAGTAGTTTCGATGCCTGCAATCCGTTCGCGAGCTGCAGCAGGGTCATCAAGTGCAAGTTTTACCAGACCAAACAACGCCTTAATAGCTTCCGTGTGGTATGCCGCCGAAGCACCTGCGACGTTCAGTGATTTGAAATCCTCAATGACTGTGTTATCTGAAAATTTTCGACGTCCGGTGTTAAAGACTGCAATCGGGCAGTTTTTTTCCACATCCTGAGCAATAAGACCGACTTCTGAAACGCCATCCTTTTTATCATACGTGCAACCGCGCCAAGACAGGACGGCCTCAAGTGCGTCTGGAACTAAAACAATATTTGATTTATGACGCTCATCGGAACCGCTTACCCATGAACCAGGCGCAGTTGCGTTACCGCTCTGGTTAAACACCCATGACTGAATATTTGAGGCGTGCAAGGTTATCACTGACTGTGTGAATGCTCCTTGCACAGTTTGGGTATAAATATCTGTATAGTAAGGAGCGTAATATCCCGAATATCCTGTTCTGAAAAGCCCTCCATTTACATATTGCCCCACTGCTGGTAATGATGTGACCGGGGTAATTGCTACGTAATTGCCATTATTTAGATATAAATCACCCGTTGTGATTGCTATTCCTGATGACAAAGTGCCACCTGTTTTCCCGTTTACTGTATTCAGTCGGGAATCATCACCCGCTGCAACAGTATCCGCCACCGTCCCTACATCTAAAACAGACGCCCCTTTTAGTCCCAGTGCGGTACGTGCTCCTGCTGCCGTTTTTTGTCCGGTACCTCCCTGTTCGACAGATAGTGCCGTCGTGAGTCCACTCAGGCTGGTGATATCGCTGTTAGCCCCGGCCTTAGCTTTCCCGTTCAGTGCTGTAGTGAAACTGTTCCATGCAGGGCCTGTAAACGTTGAGCCGTCTGGCAATTTAACGGTTACGGTTCCCGTTCCGCTGAAAATCTGCTGCCAGTTCTGCTTGTCGTAGTTCAGGCCTCGTAGTGCTTCGGCACTTTGCGCCACCAGCGCAGCCGTAACCAGATTCATCGCCACTCGCGGTACGGCATACCAGGCTGCGCCTGCCTGTGTTGGTCCGGTAAAGTTACTGACAAGTGTCAGTGCGGTTCCGCTGTCCACCGTTTTCACGGGCAGCGTGTAAGGAATCCCCCCTACCGTTACGACAATGAAATCTGCGGCGGTCAATTCCGTGGTAAACGATGTACCACTACCAGTAACGGTGGCTGAATTGTTTGTTAAAGTTAACGTTCCTGCTGACATAGGGATGGACTCCGGGAAATAAAAAAACCGCTGCAGCGGTTTTCAGTACATTGAGGGAATGCAGGGAATAGTGACTGACGTCAGTCGCTGTCCAACAACGGAATATTTGTCTGTCCACCTCGTCACGACTCTGCCTCTTCCGGCTCTGACGCTATTCCCGCTGCGTATCAGTCCCGCCCATTTCAGAAAATCCCAGCCACCAGAATTTCTGCTGTCGTAGCCATACCGGCCCAGCATGATCATGCTGTCACCAATATCCGTCCAGTTCCATGACGGGCGCCAGGAGGCATTCCGGTACACAAAAGGCCTGCGTGTCGTGGAGAACATACAGACGCCATTTTTAAAGATATTTAATCCAGGTCCGGGGGTCGGAGTCATGCCGCTGGCAAAAACAGCAATTTGCATTGTCACCGTTGCGGCCACATCATCATTATCATTTTCCTGATATGCCGTTATCCTTAGCCCATCAAATTCAACGGTTACACCGTCTGCGCTCCATTTAGCAAACACCAGATATTGATCCTGAGATACGCCAGTCAATGGCGTGGACCAGCTCCCGGTAAACGTAACGGTGCCGCGCCAGACGCAGGACCCCACCATCGTGGCATCCGTGATCGACAGAAAGTCGGTGCTATCCTGTATTAAAAGTCCGTTACCCTGTGAGGCGGGAAGAATTTGCCACACAGCAGAATTGAAAGACCGGAGTCTGCCCCAGTTGTCACTCCACCAGGTATTCAGTGTGATGACACTGCCGGAGACGCTGTAGCCGGACAGCATCCCAATGGTAGGAATAAGGTTAGTTCCCCTGTACAACATAAAAACGGTGTTACGTGGCATCAGTACCACCTGACTGCCTGAAACGTAATCAGGTATCTGGTACTGATTGACGTCCCACTGTTCCGGGATCACCATGCCGAAAGAAGGGCAGCGAAGACCGGCGGTAATTTCCATACGCGCGCCGCCATCGTTGAGATCGATAAGTAAACCTTGCGGCATAATCACCATTTCCCCAGGCGGATCATGCCGCCGCCAGTCAGGTTAACAGTAAGGCCATTATCATCAAGCACCACGGTGTTATTTGTGCCATTGAAAGAAAATTGACCGCTGGATGCATACACCCTGCCGTGAAATTCAGCATCGCCGGATTTACCAAGTTTCCAGCCGCTGACACCCGGTACATAATTTGAGGACTGTAACGTGTCGGTAATTTTGGCAAAGTCAATCGATGCGTCCTGAATCAAAACGCTGCGAATAAATACCTGTCCGTTATAGACAAAAAATGCAGCCTGCCAGTTTCCGGGATTATTTCCGGAATAAACGCCGAACTGATCGGCCGCAACAACGACGGTGGATTTATAGGCACTTCCATCCGGCTCTATCGATATACCGAACCCGGCGCTGTACTTCACGCCATTGCGGACAATGCCAAGACTGGTCACGTATGATGCTTTTGCAGTCCCGTCGATGTTTACTTCGGCGGTCATCTTCTGATTAACCGCGGCGACAAGACTTCCCTCCGGGCCAATCTGCGCCTGGACGTAATCGGACAGGGCGGCATATGCGCTGTCCAGGTCTGCAACAGTTTCCCTTACAGTAAGTACCTCCGCCCTGACCTCTCCAACTTGCTGAAACTGCTGCTCAACTGTCCCGTGGAAGGCCAGCGCATTCTGCATGATCCCCTCAAGGTTGGTATCAACGCCGTCCTGAATATGCCGGAATGCGTCAGAATTCCGTATGCCATCATCAATAATGTCAATCAGACTTCCGGTATCCATTGAACATTCAGCCGCAACTGTCACAAAAGCAGACGAGCCAAACGCATTGATGGTGCGGATATACCAGTAATAGGTATGTCCGACTTTCAGCTCATTACTCGTCCATGTTGTACCGATACCCGCGCGCGTGGCACCGCTTTCCACCATTGCTTCGCTTGCATCAGGGAGCGGTGTTTCTCCTGATGTCCAGAAATCAAACTGAGTGGAAACATTGACCAGCTCAGCAAGTCGAGGGATCAGCGTAATGGCGAAAAATCCCTGTTCAATATCTACCCGCGATGGCGGCGGCGGTGCCTGAATGTTAAATTCAAGGTAAGCCTCTGGCGACTCCGCACCCATCCGGTTAACGGCAATCACATGCGCGGTATAGGTGTTTCTCGGCAGCCCTGTCAGCCGGGTAAATGAACCAGGAACCTGCACAGAAAGAACTATCGTACCGCCCTGCCGGATGATCACCTTGTTGTAGGAAAACTGCCCGACGTTCTGCCATGACAGGACGCCCTGCACAACCTGTCCGATTTCCTCGACTGTATATTTCAGGTTTTGCGGCTGCGCCACGCCACCGATCGGGAGTTGAGTGAATGGCGGTCGCTCGACAGGTTTGCCGATCGCGTCACTCCAGACATCTGCTGTTTCCTGCTTTAGCGTGAGCTGAACACCATTATTGAGACCAAATTTCCAGTCCGTCTCACGCATTTCAACGCCGTTGATACCGAGAGATGGCAGGCTGACCTTCACATACATCCCCGGGCGATAGCGATAACCACTCAGGTTAAGCGGTATGTTCATTGTGCGGGAAATGCGGGTACGCTTGAGTTTAATATCGGCCAGTCGTTGCGCCTGAAATTCGGAGGTAACAAAGCGAAGGGACATGTCCTGAGATATTTCCACGCCGTCTTCCGTCACCCACTCAGTGACAGAAACTGACGGAAAATCCACCTCAGAATATCCCTGTTTCGGGTCAACGAAAGTGCCTTTAATGGTATTTACCCGATCGGCCTGCGCAACCTCCGGCATAATTTCTATATCACCGGCAATCTGATCTTCGGTGATAACTTCCGTCGCCGGACCGTAATATGCCCCGACAAGAATGCCATGTTTTCCGGCTGTGTAAGTGGGTTCACCGGCGCAGCAGGCCAGCATGGCTTCGAGAATGCTGGCCTTATTCTCACTGAGATCAAATTCTCCGTTCAGCGTATAACGATTTTCTGATGTGCTGTCGCCGTTGATGACGATTTCATCGGAAATATTTGCAGCCTCCTGAAACTGATCCCAGTTGATTTCAGAATCAGCTACTTTGAGGTAATTACGGTAATAGTCGAGGATGCAGAGTGCGGCATTATTGCTGTAAACGGTCTGCCCGGTGCGAGGGTCATAGACCTTTCGTCCCAGTTTTTCGACTTTGATATTGGGTATCCCGGACGGGAATTTTTCGGCATTGAATTTCATGGAGATACGTAACCACGAAATACCCTTACCAATCATGTCCGCTTTCCAGGACGGGCAGTTAGCCAGCATGAACGGGTCGGCGGTCTGGCGATCAATATGCACTTCACAGGTGACGTTATTACCAAATGAACCAATTTCGTCATCTGAGAGATAGATAGCGCCAGTACCTGAAATGGGATGTCCGGCCAGTGTAATCGCCATATGCAACCACTCACCATCGGTCTGCTCACCGGACTGTTCCTCAGAAAAGAAAAGTGTACCGGCAGACATGGTACGGCCATAGATAACTGTTTTCGGGCTGGCAGCGGCACGCAGAACCTGTTTTCGTTCTGACGTATCACGGTAAGCATCGATCGACGGTTTCTTTGTCATCAACTGAGTTGCCACCTGTGCGGCCACTGTGATGGCAATACCAATGGCATACGCGCCCTGCGAAGCCGCAACGCCCGCAGCGATGGTGGCAACGATCGGGATTGCAGCAGGCATTATCGCACCCTCCATACGCTTAACGGTTTGACCCGAAGACTGACAAGACCGGTACTTCCGGGAACCCACACGACGCCGGAATAAACGACTCCTGCGCACTGTGATCCGTTGTTCTCAACAATGGCAATATCACCACGCTGGGCAAATTTCACCGGAACCTCATCAAGGTAATGTGCGAGCACCTTTTTGAGCGAACCGCCGCCACGCAACAGCGCTTTTTTTGCGCCTGTTTCGCTGTCATAGGTTCCACGCCAGCCAGTAGCAAAGTTTTCCCCGGTCATGGCTCCGGCACAGTCGGCCGCAAACAGGCAACAGTCATGTTCGCCCCATAAAAAAGGCCGCTTTTCAGCGGCCTTCATCACAGTGATTAATCGGTTATGCCAGTCTGGATGCTTCATGCTTCCTCACGAATACGTAAAGCCAGGGGCATCTTTCTTACTTCCCCAGTAAATTGAGCGTTCGGCCATTTGTGCCACATAGCGAAAGATGCGATCGCCGGGTTGCGCGGCCTGGTGAGATTCATCGGTATAACGGTCCGGGAAGGGTCGCTGCCAGTCTTCAAAGATATTGCTGACCGTATATTGCAGGGCATTCGTTTCGCCGGCCGTTGCGCCGGTGCTGGAGACTTTTCCCTGAAAGATAAGATCTGCTGCGCGCACCACGCCACCATCATCCATTGCAACAAGGTAAATATTTGCCTGACGCCCCACGCAGCGCTCATTCAGCGTGGTGGCAAAGAGGGAAAGGTCCAGACCTGAAAGCGTCAGTTTCATTTGCGCCGGACTTGTCGAGTTGGTTTCACCCACGTCATCAACCGTTCCCATTCGGCCCATGCCGTAATAGACATAGCCGTTCAGCACAATCGGCCCGGTTCCTGAATGGACATAGACGGTACCGGATTCAAACTGAATGTTGGCGGCAATCACCGCTGTCACCCTGTCGCGTGACAACCAGTCCACCATTGCATCTGAAAACGGGGAATACAGCATTAAAACGCCTCCTCAAACTCAAGGGTGTAACTGGTAAACCCGCCAGGAATTCGGCTGCCAGTCCCCTGCTGGTTATCTTTCAGCTTGAAAATACCGTAGGGGTTTGCCACTTCGATCGGGCTGTTCGCTGGCGGCGAACTGCGCAGCATCGGTGCGACAGGGATAATGGCCGTGCCGTTTGCCGCACTGGTCACATCAGCCGTGACCATTTTCAGTTCATCGTTGACGGTAATGTAATCCCCGGCGCGCAGCACAAGCGAATCTGCCGGCCAGTTTTTACTGTGCAATTCAGTGCCGCTCTGGTCTGGATCCGATACTAAGGGATCGCCTGCAGACGTTCTTCCAGGTCTCCCCCAGTCACGGATTTTTACCCGTCCATATTCACCGTCGAGCGACGCGATAAGTGCATCAACCTGACGCGATTTCTCGTCGGTCAGGTTGGTCAGCGTCAGGGAGCATACCCAGCGGGTGCCGGGAAATCGGACTGTCTGTGAAGCACCACTGAAAGGGGATCGGAATGTTTTTGTATTGCTCTCCGGTCGCCATGTGAGCGCCGCCGGACAGACATCAGCAGGCCATTCAAGATCAGCCATAGATTCTCCTGCATTATCTGCTCATTGATTAATTAAACGTTCAGCAAACGGCGCGCCTGCCCGCGGGTCTGGAAGTCCTGCAGTAACTCTTGCCTTGCCAGCTTCGCCCCGTCCAGTGCACCCTGGCGTGCCGCATCCTGCATCGCCTGCTTAAGCGCCACATCACCGTTACCAGAAATACTGAAATTCTGATGGATGACGGTGCTCCCGCTGGCAGAAGGCTGATTCCGGGTATCGACCATACGCACGCCCAGCGATCCATTTGAGGCACGCGTGAGCGGCATAATGGCTTCCGGCCCAGCCTCTCCGAAAACCCCCGCACCTTTGGCAAAAGCGAATGTCTGGGGAGTACTGTAAACACCATTGCTGTATGCGCTAAGTGAAGGAGTGTCATAGACTCCACCGAGGGCGTTAAATTTGAAATTAGCGGCGTATTCCTGCAGCGCTGTACCGGAACTGACGCTTGTGGAAGCACCTGAACTGCCACCAAAGTAGCCGGTAACGCCACTGACCAGAGAGCCAAACATACCGGATGAGCCAGACATGGATTTCAGACTATCCACCAGCATGGCGTTAAGGAGAATCTTTTGCATGGACTGGAGCACACTGGATGCCCAGTTATCCCAGTCCACCTTATTTCCGGCCAGTGCATCAGAAATGTTACCAACCAGCCCCGTCATGGAGTTATTTACCAGGTCTGCCGTTTGCAAGGCGTAATTACCGGCATCCTCCATCCAGTTTGCAAATCCTCTGCTCACGCCACGTTTCCAGTTAGCGTCAGACTCAGCGATTGCCTTGTATTTTTTATCCAGCGCATCGAGAGCGGCCATTCTCTCGGCAATTGCGGCAGTGCCGCCGTCAGTTTTTGCGAATACGCGATCAACCTGTTGGATTTCTTCAAATCGTTGTTTTTGCCTGTCACTCAGGCCCGCCGTGTCCGTCGCCGTCGTTGCCTCATCACGGAATTTCCGCGCAGCTTCGGTAAGCTGTTTCAGTGCCTCAACCTGATCACGCTGTTTTTTGACATTATCGTCAGCCTGTGACGTCCAGCGGGCCAGCTCTGCGGCCTGTGTTCGGATTTCGTCGGTTTGCTCAGCAGTCCATTTAATGCCACTCTGGTGAGCAGCCGCGTACAAATCAGCCGCTTTTTCACCCTCACTGGCGCGAACCTTCTGCACCTGAATGGCTATCGACAGGTCTTCGATTTTGCTGGCGTATCGCTGCGCCTGAGCCTCTGCCTCCCGCTCTGCTTTGTTTTGCGCATTCGTTGCTGCGGTCGCATCCTTTTTAGCCTGCGCGGCAGCAGCGTCTTTTTTCGCGGCCTCATCTTTCCGGTAAATGTAAGTGGTATACAGATCCCCGGTCAGTTTCAGGTCCTGCGCTTCGTAAACAAACTGCTGATGCTGCTTTGCCAGCCCGTCCAGTCCGGAAAGAACAACATCACGCGATGCTTTGTCGAGTGCGGTCTGTTGTTGAGGGGTAGCTTTAGCCATCGACACAACAGGTCCAGCGTACTGCGGAGGTGTTGCGCCTGCCGTAGCCGTCATTGAGCGGTTCAGCAGGTCATATGCGCCTTTAAGTATGGAAACTGCACCAGCCTGTTCTACCGCTTTTTGTGTCGCCAGGTCACTGGCGGTGTTGACCAGTTTTTGAGTCGCTTCGACTTTTGATGCGGCCTGCTCACGCTGATATTCCAGCCGGTTCAGCTGTCCGGTTAATTCAATGTTTTTGGCCGTGATATCGGCCTGATCCATGAACGTATTCAGGTATGTCAGGCGCGGTGATTTATTGTAATCCTGCTGAATTTTAGCCAGTGCTGACTGGCTGTCTTTGACCTTTCTGATCTGCTCATCAAGATCGGCCAGGTCTTTTTTCTGCGCGGCCAGTGATGTGCTGGCGTCAACAGCAGTGGAACGCAGGCCTGCAGGCGACATCTTATTGAGTTTTTTATTGATATCGTCGAGGTTATCCGCGAAGGCAACGGCTTCTTTATGCACCTGCTGCGTGTGCTCATACAGCCCGTACATCGCAGCACCAGCACCGATAATCAGCCCCGGCCAGCCACCCAGCACACTCAGCACGCCTGAACCCAGACGGCTGGTTAAAGAGGCTGTGCTGTTGAGATTATTCAGCGCGGAGCTACGCCCGGCAAGGGCATTATTCAGTCCTGCCTGCGCTGCGGTCAGTTGTCGTTCCGCTGCAATCTGGGCCTCAATGGACGTCGCTGCGGCCACTGCTTTTTGCGCGCGATAAACAGTTTCCCGCGATATGGCAACACTGACCTGAGAGCCGCGAACCTGTGCCTGAGCCAGCGCAATCTCGGCGGCTGTATTACGGATAACAGCACTGGTCGCGCCCCCAATATTGCCGACCATATTGCCAAAATAACGGGCAAGGCCAATTCCCACCAGCATCCCGGCTGTATTTGCCACCGTGTTGATATTGTCAGCGACGCTGTCCAGTACCCCGGCGAGTGACGCAGAAGCACCGACGGCATCATTGGCGCCACCAACCCAGGCCATAAAGCTGTTCTGGACTTTCTGCGCTGAGCCACTGATGGAGGCCGGGAGCGTCTCAAATTCTTTGCGCAGCAAGTCAACATTGGTCAGGAGGGGAACAATTTTATCGGTGGTGAGTTCACCGTTCTGCGCCATATTGCGCAGCCCGCCCACCGTTGTTTTCATGCCATCGGCCAGCAGTTTCGCCAGTCGCCCGCCATTCTCCATGATGGCGTTGAACTCTTCGCCACGCAGCACGCCGGAACCCAGCGCCTGACTTAACTGCGTGATAACGGAACTGGCCTCCTCAGTGCTCGCGCCGGACAATTTCAGCGACGTGGCGACCGTTTCGGTAACTTTTGCCACATCTGCTGACGCATAACCGGCGTCACGCAATGACGACGCAATACGGGCATACAGCGTTGCGTTAGCCTCAAACGAGGTGCCTGTACGCTGGCTGATGTCCATTAATGACCGCTGCGCGGTAGCAAAATCTTCCGCGCCCGTGGATGCCAGGCGCAGGCGCCCGCTTAACTGGTTCCAGGTATCGGCGTACTGGATAAGCTGATGTGTGGCAAATGCCCCTGCAAACGCGCCAGCCAGGCCCGTGGCGGTAGATTTAACACTGACCAGCTCGGCATTCAGCGCAGCAATAGAGCGTTGTGTTTCACGGGTGACGGCTGCTGCCTGCTTACCGCCCTGCTCCATTGTTTTGTAATAGTCCTGCCCCATCCGTGAGGCGCGGGCAATTTCGCGCTGAAACGAGCCGGAGTCAGCGGAAACTTTAATGATCAGTTCGCGCAGCGTAGCCATATTATATTTCACCCATAAAAAAGCCTCACTAGGAGGCTTTCATTATTTACTGGCATATACTTTTGAAATTACTAGAACCTTTAACATCATCTTCATCTATTATTTTTACGGGACTATTATCAATAATCTTATTATTCTCAACAGATAGATGAACATAGTAATTCCTATCCCCAACATATCCACCATAAGAATTTTTAGCATTAACAGTTCCGCATATATAACCCACACCATCACCAAATGATCGATAATAAGAATTGAACTTAGCGCTATCAGGATCCTTTAACGACTGTTTAACTAATGACTCACCTAGTTTAATCATTTCATCATCACTAGGTTTGCAAGCAGATAAAAACATAGCGGAAAAAACAATTAATAAATATTTAAACATTTATACGTCCCTATGATTTGTTACTCTCATAGAGTACAGCATAAAAATGGTACATTTTGCTATAAGTTTGACATCCACTCCTCTATATCACTGATTTCCTCTGCTTCATCTTGCTGTCCGAACTTTAAGATAAGATCCTTAATTTCGAATTTACCGCCCTGGGCATTAAATGCTGCCGCTGATACCTGAGCCGCCTGTACATCGCCGCGCCAGTCACCAATCGGACTCACCCGGTCATAGGCAATCCACATTTTCAGCTCACTGGCCGTCAGGGTGCTTCGAAGTTCATGGAGTGTGCGCCCCAACCGGAGCGCAAGCGTCATGAGGAAAAAGGTAAGAGGTTGCTTTACTTTTTTTCGGCCTGATCCTGATCAACGCCAAGAGCAAGGGCGGCACTCAGCAGGCGCTTGTGTACCGGGCCATAAATTTCGCGAACGATCTGTGAATCGTCATCAGAAAAAACGCGGTTGCCGTCTTCGTCCAGCAGAACATCAATGAAGAGGATCACATCCGCATCTTTGTTGCGCATAAATTCCTGCGCAGCGGTTAATTTTACGGGTTCTTCTCCTTCCGGCTGTTCAGGAGGCGTCAGGAACTCACGGAATTTAACCCATGCATCGCCGGACGGTTCGCGCACGGTGACTTTAGTTTTCCATTCGGGAACCGTAATGGTTCGGGTACGAAATGCCAGCGACGGGGCCAGCGCCATATCGCGTAATGAAGGTTTCGGGTGTGCCATTAAACGTGTCTCTGTGAATTAAATGGAGGGGAAAAAGCGCCCGCAGGCGCTTAAGAACCGGATGCTACTGCCGTGATGCGTTTCGGCTTGCCTTTCACGCGCAGTGAATAGGTTGCGCCAACGACCTGGGATGTCGCTGCAGACCAGCTACTTTGACGGACCTCCACCAGCACATAAAAACCGTTACCGGAGGGGAAAACGACTTTCAGCGCCCGTAGCTCGTCATTTTCATATGCCGTCTGGAGCGCCAGTTGCGCGGCTTCATCACCCACCCAGTTACGGGAAATTGACATTTCTGCCGGAGCCGCGAGGCCGTTGGTCTGCTCCTGCTCGGTGGAGCAAAGCGTGGTGACATCAATGTCACTTTTCTGGCCGCCTGTGTAGCTGATCTCCTTCGTGGCGCATTCAGCCTCAAGGAACGTCACACCTGCCGTTGGAAAACCTGCAGCCTTAAAATCGTCTTCTGTGACGGGGGCGTTCGAGATACCGATCTGCGTGCCCTTTGTTTTTTCATACTTACTGGTCATGTTTGCTCCAGATGTAAAAAAACCCGCCGGAGCGGGTTATTGGATGGATGATGCGTGACGGTTCAGACAATCACAGATGCCTCAAGCGAGGCGCGGTGAAGACGTGTCTCCGGTTCATACAGTGGAAATTTATTGATGTTTTCCAGCCCAAGTACAGACAGGCTGGCAAGTGCCTGATCACGAATTTCGCGGGCCTCATCCAGATCGAGCGAATACACATCCACCTGAACCGAAACAGTGGATTCAGCCTGTCCGCAGAGCACATCGGCCATTGCGTCAGTCGGCAGCGAGAAGACAACCCAGGGTGGACTGACGGCAGGCTCACCCTGTGCGTTCAATGGCACGACGTACGGATAAACCTGACCGTCTGCCAGTGCACCGATCAGCGCATAAATCGTCGCCTCAGTCATTTTGAGAGCACCTCATCTATCGCCTTATTCATCCTGGCGATCACGGTGCGTGTCGCTTCGTCCTGCCGCGCATCAAACGCAGGCCGCACAAACGGGTGTGCAGGCATATTCGACGTGCCTAACTCAACGAAACGCCAGTAAAACGCGTTGCGCCGGTTGCTGGCTTTCATGGTGTTGTCGCTGTTTCCCGTTTCAGGGTTAACACCACGAATATGCACGCCGGACGAGATCGCATTTCTGCTGCCCCGCTTCGTGACCACGACAACGTTGCGTTTCAGTTTCCCGGTACGCTCCGGTGCACGTTTAATCACTTCCTCTTTAAGCACTTCTGCTCCGGCCCGTGTGCCGTCACGCAAAACCTTTTTGTTCTCTGCCTTGCTGAGCAATTCCATATCACGGGAGATATCCAGCAGGCCGGAAAAATCGAGTTTATGGTCAATCACGATACCACCCCCTGTTTGCACAGTATTTCCAGCCGGGTCGATTTCGCATCAGGTATCGGTGGCCCCACAACCTCCAGTGTCAGTCCCTTAAATGGCCCGTTCAGAACCACCAGCCGGGACGCGGCTGTTACATCAGCCCGGTATCGCATCCAGACGCGAATAGTCGCCTCTGCTTTCGCCGCCCCACTCGCCACCAGCTCACGGCCACTGATAGCTTTTGTTTCAGCGGGAACGCTGACTGCCGCGTCATACCATTCTGCTTTGGGTTGCCCGGAAGGTGATCGGATTGTCCGGGAATTCTGCACCGTCACGCGGTGGCGAAAACGTCCTGGCTCCATCAACTGCCCCCTTCCACGCCGCGCCAGTTACGATGCGGGAACATAAGATTTTCAGCGGCCTGATTCTGGTAAAGCTGAATGTCACTTTGCGCCGTGCGGTGCTCAAACAAATCAGCAGTTATCAGTAACATCGCCGAAACGACAGGTGCCGGAATGTCAGCCGCTACCTTCCACTGAGGCTCATCACACCACTTGAGGCAATGTTCCAGCGCCGCCTGGGCATAACGTTTGATAACCGCATCACGGTCATTGGAATCAAACTCCAGGTGTTGCCTCAGTTCCTCAATGCTCACAACAGACAGGACATCAATAGCCATAAAATCAAAAGGGCGGGATAACCCGCCCTCCCCCATCAACTGCCAGCAGCGGCAAACGTACCTTTGATGATTGCTGTCGGGCGGTAGTGCGCCAGCGCCAGACGCTCTTCGCAAAGAATGGTGAGCATGTTTTTCACGAAGTTATCGCGGTCTTCGCGGCTAACCTCGATCGTTGCATCCATACGGTCCCATACCTGCGACGCCATATCGAAGCCGCCCACCGTAAAGGTACCGGTGACCTGAGCCTTGGTTGGAACCACTGGCAGACCCCACATGACATTGCTGGTAAACGCCTGAGGGCCACCGAAGAGATAGCGGCCTTCGTTGTCTTTCAGCAGCGCGATGTTGTGCCAGTCGCGCGGATTCAGGATGATACCCGACGCGCTGAATTCTGACTCGGTCACCTGATAAATGGCGTGAGCGATAATGTCAGCACGAGTGTCACCGCTTTGGTTCAGGGACGTGTCATAGGCAGTCGCCACATGGTTGATACCGTCCAGGTTGTCTCCGCTGCCATCACCGTTCAGCATCTGGTTTTCTTCTTTCAGCGCCAGGCCATACAGCAAGCGGTTGTTCACATAGGACTGCAGCATCGGGGCATCGTCCATCACCTGACGTGATGCCTGCACCCAGTGCGCGATCGTGCGAACGTTTGCAGTCTGTTTGCTGAATGTGATATCCGATTCCGGTTTCATCGCCTTTTCCGCCACAATATCGGCGTTATTGGTGAAAACCTCTTCACGCACGTATTCTAGTGAGTTGCTGGAAATACGGCCCTGCGCCAGCAGGTCACGGATCGTCAGACGGCGCTGACCCGGCATCACAATGCCCGGCACCTGCATCGGCTGAATCAGGCTGCCCGCAGAACCAGCATCACTGCCCAGCGACTTGTTAAAGGTTTTGGCTTCGAAGCTGCCTTTGCTGCCGTTCCAGGACTTCGTCAACTCTTCGGCGGCGCGTTCAGAGAATGATTTCTTATCCCCCGGATTCTCGGCGCCGGAAGCAAATTTTTGCTCCAGGTCGAAGAGGCGGGTGCCGGCTGCTTTAAGTTCATCCTGCACCTTAATCAGATCATCCTGCGTTTTTTTGGAGATCACACCGTTCTGTTCAATCTGGCTTTTTTGCTCATCGAAGAGACCCTGCATCTTTGCCTGGGAATCTTCGATAGCTTTTTGAATTTGAGCGAGTTCTGACATGGTTATTTTCCTAAGTTGTTTGGAAATTGCGTGATGCTCTTGATGAGAGCGTCAATTGAGGCTTTGTTTTCGTCGCCTTCGGACTCGCTCCGAACCGCTGACTTAAACCGGGCGATGAACCCGACCGCTTGCGTTTTAGTGAGGCCAACTGAATCCCTCAGCCAGTTCTCAACGTCGCGAATAGTTTCGATCCCGTCGATGGACTTCATTGCCGATACGTTCGCCAGTTCGTTGGCCGGGAAAGTACAGACACTGATTTCACGAAGATCAGAAATGTTTTTGTAGATACGCCCGCCGCCGGGAGATAACGCATAGTCGTCTTTATTGACGGCGAACCCGACAGACATCCCTTCAACTGTCCCGTGCTCCATTGCGGCTTTCAGGTCTGATGCACCGCTGTGGCCGGGTGTAAGTTGTCCACGTACAAACAGCCCCTTGCTGTCTTCCTGAAAGGCGTCCCACTTGCCTACCGGGAGTTCCCAGGCGCGATGATTGAAAAACATCGCTACTTTCCGCGTGCGGTTTGTCAGCGTGTTTTTGTATGCGCCGGGCAGGATGATGTCACCGTCAGAATCGACGTTGCCAAACACGGAGGCGTAACCCTCAAAAATGCCCTGGTTGCCATCTCCGGTGAATTTGATCTCCGTTTCGTCAAAGGACAGGGTTTTTCGTATTACAGTCATGATGGCCCCATAAAAATTAAGCCCCGTCAGTGCGGGGCTTTTGGTTTGAACCGAGTTCAGTGATTGGTACGTATTGCGCCTGGCGCATCGCGACATCACCGCCGGGTAATGGCGGCATGTTATCGAGGCGACGCATTTCATTAATGGTTCGCAAGCCAGATTCCCCCATCGCCTTCATGAACGCAGCACGGGAAGTGGAATCACCACGCAGCAGACCATCAAGGTTATGCTCTGCGTGATAGCGCCCGACGTCTGCTGGTTTCACCAGCCAGCGGGTAATGCAGTTTTCCCACCGGGAGATATACGGCTGCAGGGTGTACTGGAGAAAGCCAAGATTCTGCTGCTCAATACCGGTTCCCCAGCTCGTTGACTTTTCAACATCACCGACAAGGTGCGGGGGAACGCCAAAAAATCGCGCCAGTTCGCTGACCTGAAACTTACGTGATGCCATTGTCTCGGCATCCTGGGGACTTACGCCGATGTCGTGTGCCTGAAAATTGGCTTCCAGTATCCAGAGGCGTTTTTTTACTGGCCCACCAGCTATTTCTTTGAAGTTTTCCTCCAGTTGCCCGCGCTGCTCTTTTGTCAGCACTTTGTCTCCCGTGGTTAAAAGCTTCGGAGACTTCGCGCCGTTAGCGTAAAACTCACGCTGCTGATCCTCCATTGCGACCGCAACACCCGCAGATTTGCTCGCATGGGCAATCGGAGACAGCCCCACCAGGCCATTAAAACCAAACCCCTTAAGGTGAAATATTTCCCGCTGCGAGAAGTTGGCGTATTCATGGTCACGCTGATAGCGATAAACAATCTTTTTCCCTTCCAGGCGCACATCCATATTGGCCGACATCAGAGGGATCAGGCTGATTACATCTCCGACAGAATTCCGCTCAACCAGCGCATACGCATTGCCGTAAAAGCAAAGTTGCATGGTCATCGCTTCACGGAATTCCTGCGCTGTCATGTACTGGTTTGGGGAGTAACGCAACAGACGAGCCAGAGGGTTTTCAAGGCCCACCTTGGTACGGTTATCGCTACTGTCGGTTGCAAAAACATCCATCGGAAGGCAGGCGGTGAGTGTGGAAATCAATGACACGCAGCGCCATACCGTCGATATCTGCAGGATGCGCTCATCCGTAACAGCAGAATCACCGACGTGACCATGTGCAGATACCGGGCCTGTCTGTGAACCCTGCTCAGGGGTAACCAGCCTACCGCCGACGAACCAGGAAGCAACGCGCGCCCACCAGCCGTTATTCGTGCGCAGGTCAATTGTGTATTGTGTTTCGTCCATTACATGCTCAACGGTCTGGAGAAAAAGTCGTCAATATCACCTTCGTCGGCAATATCCCCTTCTGCGGCACCAATCGCCATAGCAGAAGCCACCACGCCATCAATTCGGCCAGTGCTTCGCTTTTTGGCAAAGATGCGGTTTTCTTTCTGGTCTGCCTCTGTCACTGCCGATGAGGCATTCCAGCGCAGGCATGGATTGGTTTTGATGGTGATCGTGCCGTCATCCAGCATTTCTTCAAAAAGCTCAATGGAATGCGGCATCCACAGCCCCGAATCCTGCGCCTTGTAGTACCCCTGCCCGTGCGGAATCATCGGGACAGAGACGTCGGCTTCTTCCAGTTCTGGTTCAAGATATTTGATACGGTACTGGTCAAAGGCGATCGCTTTGATATCGAAGCGCAACGCCAGTTGCGCGATACGTTCGGCCACGAATCCATACTTAACGGCTTTCCCCGGAGTGGCATTTACGTAGCCGTTTTTTACCCATACGTCGTACGGCGCGCGGTCAGTTTTGGCGCGATCGGCAAGGGTGTCTTTTGGTGTCCAGAATTCCACCAGCAGCTTTTTCTTTTTCGGGAAAAAAAGCGCCAGGGCGGTGAGGTCTCGCGTCCCGGAAAGGTCGAGACCGCCGTAACACTCTTCGCCTTGGAGTTCATCCAGGTCATAGTCTTCTTCGCAGTTTGACCAGACCTCGCTGCTCATCCAGGGGTTATCAGCATCAACCCACTGACAGAAATTAAGGCGCCGCACCAGGCTCTCTTTTGAGGGCATCCCACGCGCCTGAGTCACCTGCTCACGCAGGTACCGCTCAGAAAATGTATGGCCGAGAGACGGATTAGCCTTTTTCCAGCAAGACTCATCCTTAAAGGGATCATCACCTTCATCCAGGGAGCAAATGAAAGAAAAGAAACTGTCATCCTCTATCGAGCCATCAGCAACTTTCCGACCGTATTCGTGATAGTCATAACAGACGCTGGTTTTATCGTGGCCGCTGTTGGTGATCATGAAAATCAGCGCCTGTCGCCGCCCTTTGGTACCGGCACGCATCATTTCGACGGCAACGTTGCTTTTATGCTCGTGGATTTCGTCAATCAGTGCACAATGCGGGCGCGGACCAGACTGACCATCGTCGGAACTGATCGGGCGAAAGAAAGAGCCAGCCTGTAAAAAAGCCAGGTTCCATTCTTTACCCGCGCCACCTGATTTAGTGATCCGCTGAGAAAGCGCGGGAGACTGATCCACCATTGCAACGGCGTCGCGGAAAAGGATGATGGCCTGGTCTTTTTTGGTGGCCGCCGCATACACTTCGGCGCGTGGCTCGTTGTCTGCCGTCAGGCAATAGAGCCCGACACCACCAGCAAGAGGGGATTTCCCTGAACCCTTGCCGGATTCAACGTAAACCATGCGAAAACGGCGGTAACCGTCTTCATTTTTCCAGCCAAATAACGAACCGACAATGAAACACTGCCACGGGAGCAGCACAAAAGGTTTCCCTTCGTAATCCCCTCCATTCAGCTTAAGAACCATGGAGAAAAAATTGATTGCGCGCTGAGCCGCCTCAATATCCCAAAAAAAGCCTCGCTCCTTGCAGGTTTTCAGATCGTTAAGATGGCGCTTACACGCATTACGAATATCTGGCCCGGCAATCTCTTTGCCGGAATCAACATCCATTGCATATTGTGTTGCCTGGTCAACCGAAGAACTGGTTGAGCGGGTCTTCTTCTTTTTCTCCACCATCAACTTTTACCTTCGTTCTCGCGGCAGGAGTCAGACCAAATTCAACCAGGTAACTTTTAAACCTGCGATCAGCGTCGGCCAGCATCGCGACAGCCGGGTTAGCCTTAATGAGAAAACCGCCGTCGGTCTGCACGGTGTATGTGCGCCCCTCATCGGTGATAGTGTTGCGTAACTGGAGAATGTCGGCGTAGATGTCACAGAGCCTTTCCAGCGCAAAAACATCAGCAACTGTCAGCACGCCCATTCCATCAAGCAGAACTGTCAGTTTTCCCCATACCACCTTTCCCCAGTCGGAAAGATGAGCCGGAGGGCTCGGAATTTCTTTCGCCGGGGCGGGCTCTTTGTCATTGAGTTTTCGTTTGCCCGGATTACCAGTTACCACTTTTAGGTGGGTCGGTTTCGGGCGTCGTCCTGCCATCGGAACCCCCTGTAACATGCGAAGCGATATTAATCACAACCACATATTTTCGATGTGAAATCATTAGATTTGTTAAAGGAAAAACGACCAGAAAAAAACTTTTCATTTCGCGGTTGTGCACAGAAAGGACTGGCGTCGGTCATTGGGCGATGGCGATTTGAAGATTTACCCTCCCCCCCACCCATTTGATAACAATTCTCACTTACCGCCTGACCTCTGGGTTTTCATCCAGTGCGAGTTGGGGTCGAGCGGGTTCCCGTTCTCATCGCAACCGATGACCACGCCGCGCTTCTCCATCCGCTGCTTAGTAGAATCGTGATGCTGCTTGCATAGCGACTGCCAGTTGTCTGTATCCCAGAACAGCTTTTGAGCGAGAGCAATCGCAGCCCTGTCTCCCGACGTGATCGCGTCTTTCAGCTTGTGCGGGGTGATATGGTCAACAACTGTTGCGGAGACCGTTCTGCCCTGCTGCTGGCACATGACACACAGCGGATGCATGGCAAGGAATGAGCGGCGGGCTTTATCCCATCGGCTGCCATATACACGCGGTTCACGCTTCATGCATCCTCCAGGCTCGTCGTCGCTCAGTACGCGCTGTGCCGTCAGGGTGACGCTCTACCGGTTCACCGTCAGCATGATCAACCAGTGACCAGCACGGATAAACCACCAGACCACCATATGCATTGCCCACGGCATAATCAGCAGCGGCGCTGTGATCCCATCGGGCCAGTACATCCGCAACCTTTGCAACCGGCACGCTGTAACACACGCCATGAATCAACTGAGGCAGGGTGATGAAGTCAGCCCGCGTCTTATCAGCAGCAATCAGGCGCTCAGCAATAGCCGCCTGATACTGAGGCGGGCGACCCGTGCCGAGGTAGAAGCTGATGAGATCGTCAGGCTTATCATTGAGCCAGGCGCAGACCTTCTCGACGAAGCCATGCACAGGCAGTGCGTCATCCTCCAGGACTACGACCCGACAGTTCTGTCCGGCAGCCCATTCAAGCGCACGACGGTGATTCCAGTTTGCCCCGTGGTCCCCGGTATCAATCAACAGAACGGCGCCAAGAGATTCAGCCAGGCTAAGCGCCTGCTTGTGTCGGGAGTGATGACCGACAACGACAAACTTTATTTGTGCTGCCACCATGCATACTCCTTACCGATGCCGTTTGTTTTGAATACCGTATGTACGCGAGGACCAGTGACCAGATGATCACGAAAGCGGCGAGCCACAATGCCGAATGCCAGCATGTCACCTACTGCGGCGGCAGGCTGCTCCTTCTTCCAGAACCGGTTGCTTTCCGTCAGGTAGTAAAGGCGAACGATGCCGTGAGCAATCGCCATAACATCCTCGCGGGTGCCACCCAGCAGGCCAGCATTCAGCATCAAATTATTGCGGTTCTCGCTGATGAACTCCTGATAGATGCGCTCCGGGTGATTGCTCGCCGCCCACAGATCTGTGTAAGTCTTCGGTTCAGAGCCAACGTAAATCTGGCCGGGTACCATTTCATCCCACGGCGCATGCAGCATTTCGACATCGGTCCCATCCGTGCACCAGACGAACCGGTATTCAGGATGATCACGAAGGTGCTGCCAGATGTGCAGCCAGCGGCGGAAGTAGACATTCATCTTCACATCAGGCACGCGCCACAGTTCAACGTCTGACGGTGCGGTGGTCAGCTCATCCACCAGCGCGATACGCCCACACTGCCTAAGCGATGCAGCCCACTTAGCCAGCATGTCAGGCGAGGCCGCCATTTTAGAGCCGCGCTGCGTATCAGGCTGACTGGTGAGCAGCGTTGTGATAACCACGTCGCGCTGATGCCGGTATTCAACGTATCCTGTGAATCCTGTATCCCGCCGTTCGTTGTGGATCTTCACGTTACGTTCCACCAGCGCCTGTCGGTCTGGTTTCGGTACCGAACGTTCCACTGCTTCATGTTCATCAAGGGAATGGATCAGCTTTTCGGAGCCAGTCACATCGGCATAAGCCCACGACGTCATACCTGCGTTATGGATGCGCAAGGCGAGGTCACTGTGTTCGTACATCCCGCGCCCGTAAACCGGATCAAATCCGCCCACCTTCTCTATCGCGCTGCGGTGGTAGTACAGCATCACGCCACGCTGCCCGGTATAAGCAATGTGCTTATCGTCACGATAAAGAACAGCTATATCATTGAGCTTGTTAGGCCCAGCCAGATCAAGGAACTGATAAGCCAGATGCGGCTCGGGGGATTCGATATAGGGAAGATGCCAGTTATCGGCAATCGGCCATGCATCATCGTCAAACAAAAACATGTGTTCGCACCCTACAACCATCAGGGCTGTCAGGCTGGCGTTCTTTGCTGCCACAATGCCCTGTGACGTTTCCAGACGAACAAGTTCTACGCCTTCCGGGATAGTTGCGGCAGGTTGTGAGCCATCATCAATAACCACCAGCAACGAACCAGCAGGGAGATAGTTAAGATGCTGCTGAATAGCCCTGGCTAAAACTGCTGGCCTGTTGTGCGTGGTAATTGCTATGCCGATCCGTGCTGATACGCTACTGGCGGGAACATACGGGACACCATCAATAGTGACCTGCATAGTCACTTCCTCGCGTACAGTAAACCACCCGGTTTGAGCGCATTAGCAATAGCATCATTCACAGCCTGGTTAATGATTTCTGTAATAGCAGCCTGAGCTGAGGCCAGATCCGCCATCATCGCTTCTTGTCTGCCGCGTGTTGCTTTCATTGCTTCAACAATAGCGTCAACATTCGCCTGTATTTTGAAACGGTCAGCCTTGAACACCACCGATTGCTGCTCGTCACCCGTTGGTATATTCAAATGCCATTCAGCATGAATACTGCCATCTTTGATGACGGCATCATTGATGAACGTCTGACCACTGAGGACTTTAAACACATCACTCTTACGGATTGAGTCCAGCACCTCATCAATGGTCGACTGTAGCTCGGAAGTATCAATTGAAGTCTTGATTACCAACTCTCTTACAGAACGTGGTGGCTGTTTGCCAAATTTACTGTTCACCAGATAGCTGATAGCGAACTCTTGCCCGGCAGGAGTGAGAAAGTTGAAATGGTGCTCACCACAGAACGGCGTTACCGTGTGCTGCTTCTTCACGTAACCGAGTTCACGCAGTTCAGCAGCACCAGCCTTTGACGGCAAATCGCCATCCACCAGCGCGCCACGGAAGAAAAGCGCATGCAGGACATCGCCAGCAGAGCCGGAAAGTTCTTTGCTCATGGTTGTTTCCTTTTAGGTGTGAGTCTGTCGCACGGGAAGACCGCCCGATAAAGCGGAATGCCCCAGGCTCACTACTGAAAGATATCGTTAGGCTGCGCGTGCGAGGCGCATAAAAAAGCCCCGCTATTGCGAGGCTTGGTGGTATCCTTCCCTCTCCTTAACAAGAGGGTTTTAACATGGGAATTGAACCATTTTCTGTTCACGAAACTAATGTGAGATCCAATGCGCTGGAAGTAGTTGTGCGTAGCCTGCTCGCTACATTAGATGCACAACAAGCGAAGACTTTCAGGGCTAACCTAGAGCAAGTTTTTGTTGACGTCGAGAGATTGCAGCCAGAAGAAACAGTGCAGATTAATGCGGTGGTACGTCAGGTCGCTCTTGAAATTGCCTCAGCAGCGCCTGAGAGTTAGCAATGAGTGCTTCTGCACTGCGCTGAATAGATTTATCTGACTTTGAAGGGGCCTTGTTAGTGGCCTCTTTTTTTTTCATAACACCTCCCGATACTACAAATTATCACAATACGGAGTGTGGAACATTATCAGGCACTCAGTGAATGCCTGCTGTAATGCCAATAAAAAAGGCCGCCTAAGCAGCCCTTTGTACTTTACATAAGCTTTTTTTTACTTGATAACCCTCAAGACCAGACATGGTCTCATTCGGGATAAACTCAATCTCAGAAACCTCTTTGCCTGTTTTTTTGCGCAGCTCAGCAATTTTTTTAGTAATAAGGGCAGAAATTTCTTCCTCAGCTTTACGCTCCAGTTCTTCGTGTTTCATGCACGCTCTCCTTTTTCTCATAACCTTTTATAAATCATAGATTATCTTCCCAGAAGGCGCTCAGGAATCATCATCCCGGAAATTTCCTAAAGAAGCCTGTTAGACGCACTGATTATCTCTTCTGTTGAGAGTTCCCTGTCCGAAGCGACATAGATTTCATTGTGAGCGCCTGTAATAGAGTGAGTTCCTACGCGCATGATATTGAGATGGATTTCTTCCCCATTTGGATAATTGCGCATTATTGTTGTCACAGCTTTGATTGTCTGTATCACCACAACCGGTTGTGCGTTGAAGAACACCAGTACTTTTTTCATTTTGTACCTTGCTACAGGTCTGCTGTATGTAATTGAGCATCTGATGAATATCATCAGAAAAGGCCGCACGAAATCAGTGCGGCCTTGATTAATGCTAGCCGGGCAAGATGCATCCTGTTTCCCAGGAGCCACCCAGAAGGCGACAGGAAATCTGGCCGGGGTAACAGGCTCTGTCATCTGGTGTTGGCTTTGCTGACAGAACCATCGTAAAGACTATGTCATTAATAGGAAATAGCAAATAATATCCAGCAAACCAATCGACAAAAATTATCAATCCCTTGATTTTCTTCACCATTTATTAAAAAAATATTAAAATCAATAAGTTATTGACTTTCCAGTTAATCCTATTTCAGGCACTGATTACGTACATACGCCTGCAGGCCCGTCAGTTGTTTGGTGATGGTTTCGATTCGCTCTCTGAGGGTAAAATAATCCCGTTCAGCGAATGCCTTTGGCGCGTGAGATGAGATGTACAGCTTAAGAAAAATCCGATTTAAACGGATATCCAGAACGTATCCCGCGCTTACGCTTGTTAAATATGGGTTTCCAACAAAACTTAAGTCGTCTCATAAGGTAAGAGCGCCTCGCCAGGGCTCATCTCAGGGATGAGTTTTAACTCCTCTCATGAGTTCTGGCTGGCCCGCTTAAAGCCCATAAAAGCTAATCTGCATATTCAGCCCCACCACGATGGGGCTTTTTTTGAACCCAATAAACGTAACCTGAAAGGCTAATTGTGTATCATTCATAACCTGGACGGCCTTACCGGAAAGTGAATTTGTGCATTCCTCTCATTCGTTCTGCACTACGTTTTTCACGCAATTTATTGTTATTGCTAAGATACTTTTTAGCCGCCTGGATTACTTCATCGGGCAAGAGCTCTTTGTCAGAGGCAACAAAGATTTCTGAGCGCTGATTAGTGACATTAAGCAAACCAGCACGTTTAATCTTAAGATGTTCTTCTCTACCGTCCGGATACTGCCGCCTTATTGTACTCACAGCCTTTAATGTGCGAACAACTTCAACTGGTTGTGAGTTAAAAAATACCAGCACATCTTTCATACACTCCCCCTCCGTTTCAGATGCAGACACCCAGGACTGACCAAATAAATCATCAGTTGGCTAAAGGTATAATCTGTAGAGTAAAAAAATCAAGAATCGGAGAATCTGAATATCATTCTGGTAAAACGCACTATGGTCTGGTGATTCTTTGCTGTTCAATATATCGAATGCCTTCAAGGTTTTTATTTCCCTGTTCGATAGTGGCAAGTAGAGGCTCAATCCACAAAACAGCCTGACAGTACGTCAACCCGCGGGTGGAAGTGGCACTACCATCGGCTGAGTCAGCCCCGGAGGGATTGGCGTGCATTGCCCCGGCACGTAAACGGTTCGCGAACTGGAGCAGCCCACCAGCAACATCATCAGGAACAGGCAGATCGCAGGTTTTATCACGGCGTAATATCTCCCGGTATTTGATTACCGTCGTTTCGCTGTTCCCGGCCACAATTGCGTTTGCCCGCGCGGCTGTCTCAGCGGTTTTATTGAAGCGGTTGATGTTGAATGCCTGAGTGGCTATTACCTGACCCTGCAGAGCATTGTCTGACTTGAGTACATGGTTTTCGCTCTCAGCAGTTGCGGCTTTGTCGCTGTAGTGAAATGCCGACCACACCAGACCGCCGAAGATGGACAGGATAAAAACGCTAATCACGATGAGGTACCGTGTTTTCACTGGTATTCCCCCCAGCACGTTAGCGCGCTCTCCTGATCCCGTCGCTCAACCTGACCGTAACAGCCGTTCGCCTGGCCTTTGGTCAGTCGGCAGTCGCGGCCCCCATCTTTAATCCACCAGCGAATAGCTTCACATGCCCCTTTACGGTCGCCAGCATTGATGCGCTGGTAGAACGTCGAGGGGAAGCATTTACCGGGGCCGATGTTGTAAGGGCAGAACGAGGCAATGCCTACTTTCTGCGGTTCAGTCAGTGGAACGTGGATGTTTTTCTGTACCCACGCCAGCGCCTTATCGCGCTCGACAGCGTTAACCTTCTTGCACAGTTCCTCGGTCGCTCTCTGGCCTTTAATAACAGGCTTGCCATTGATAACTGTTACACCATGACACAGTGACCATACGCCACCGGGATCAACAACGGCCACCAGCGCATTACCTTCTTTCTCGCTGATGAACTGATCAAACAGTACCGGCGCTGATGCCCCCGCGGCGATGAGAGACAACATTGCCGCGCTAAGCTTTGCCCTGTTTGCCATCACTCACCCCTGGCGGCTTTGCGCCGATCTTCTTTGATTTTGAAATACAGATTGGTCAGATACGTCAGCAGACCAAACAGGACGCTCGCGAGAACACCAATAGCCGCCCATTGTGAGGGCGAGACTTTATCCAGTAGCTGGAGCACCCAGAACCCTCCGTTTGCTCCGGCAAAACCGTAGCTCACACCAGTTGTGATTTTGTCCATTCGATACATACTCCACCTCCGCTTTTGGGAAGTGCTGTGTGGAAGAGGGAGAAATAAAAAAGGCCCACTCGCAGGGAGCAGGCCTAAAGAGAAAAATAACAAAACAGAGAATACTGTGGTGCCGGGTGCCTCCCGGTGAGTCTTTGGTCAGCCACCGTGACTCGCGTTAGCTAATGAGACCGTAGTGGAAAACCGGTACTGTTTACGCCCCTCCGCACAGGGGGATTCACCACCTCAACAATGTAAAATTGCCAATACCAATTCGTCAATGAGTTAAACTCATCGTCCAAACAAAGCAACAGCCTTAGCCATAAAAAAAGACCTGCCACGGGACAGGTCATAAATCAGGGTTATCTCTATATTTGTTATGCATAATTCCAAGTATTCCGAAGGTGCAGGACTGTTGCGTACCGTTGGTGTAAGTTACAGAAACAGCAACCTGTCTTACACACCCCGCAAATCTGGATTTATTACAGAAATACATTACCACGGGTATAAAAGCATTTCACCAAAATTTAGCTTTGTACATTTTCGTGATCTGATCCACATTTATCGGGCGTTAACAGACATATAACCAGACGTGTTGCTGTATTTCACAGGTAGTGTACGGTGTCGTCACTTCCTGTTTTTTTTCATAACATTCCACACTCCCCCCATACAACAGGGGATTTTTGTGCAGTATTATTTTTTAGCTTTATAAGGTCGGTACCAGCAGACCACCAGCATGACGATGGAAATGCCCAGCAGAGCAAAATCCATCAGTACGCCAGCCAGCCGCCAGGCAATAAACAGAGACACGATAAAAAGAGTCCACCAGCCAACGCGCTTAATCATTTGCTGCCCAGCACGCGGGACAGGTTTTTGAGCAGCACAGTTGATGCGGTTTCCAGCATGTCATCACCGGCATCAGTGTTTGCGACCACCAGCGTTTTAGTACACGGCACTTTCACTTTTGAATCGCTGAGCCAGCCAGATTCAGTGACCGCCTTTTTCAGCTCATAAACCGCTTTGCCGTTTGGCAACTTATCGTCGACGCTCCAGCCATTCATGCTGATCATCGTCAGGCCGCTGCCCTTCTGGTTTACCGACTCCAGAAACTTATTCGTGCGGTCTGGTGCTGACACCCACAGGAACGCGTCATATTCCCCGGTAGTGACTTTTGCCAGCGAACGAACGCCGCCTTTTGCGTAGGTCTCTACTTTCGCGTAATCCTTTTCGAGGGACTGGAGATATTGCCAGGATGCATAAGAACCGCTGGCAGGTTCACCCACGGCGATTTTAATGCCTTCTTTCAGATCGCTTTCGCTGCCGACCTTCCCGCCGTCTTTCACGGCCACAAACACGCATTCATCGCCCAGCTCGCCGATGATGTCGACCTTCTGAGCTTCGTTACCGTGTCGGCTGCGCCAGAACTGAAATGCATCAGCCTGGGTGAAACCGATCTGCGCTTCGCCGCTGGCGACTTTATCAAGGTTGTCCAGTGAGCCTTTGCTCGGGACTACTGTCGATTTATAGCCATATTCGCTTAGCGCACTGGCGAGGTTCACACCATACACAGCGTTGTACGTTAAGCCCTGCTGCCCGGTGGTGATCGTGATGTCAGCGGCTGTTGCTCCAAAACTGGAAAACAGGAGAACCGCCGCAATAGCGGTGAATGATTTCTTCATGGGACTTTCCTTTAAGGGGTGAGCCAGTGCCCAGGGAGAGTACGCAGAGAGTCAGACTCCCTGTGGCTCACCTCTGTAAAGGCTCTGCGGTTTGATGTTTGCGTCGGCACAGACGCGGGATGGCTTCGGCCGCCGGAGCAATCACAACCAGACCAGTAGAGGGAACGGTCCAGCGACCAAAGAAGGCGGCCTCTGCGCAAGCGCCTAACGGTTGGGTAATGAGCCGCCGTCAGTGAGGCCTGAATACGAAAAAAGGCCCGCCGAAGCGAGCCTTAAATTTGGTGGTTATTCGTTTCAGACGCACGAACCCATAATTAGAAGCATACTAGACAACTTCGGACAAAATCAAGCCCTACGTTTCGAAAATGCTAAATATGCTCGCTATCGTGTGACACGTTCAAATTCTCGCGCTGCATTGTTCTCGCCCGCGTTGCACACATCCACCAGCGCTTCATAGAATGGCTTCCAGTTCCTTGTCCACGTTCTGACATGGAGGTCAGGCACGAATTTGAGGATTGCTTTGTGAGCCACTGTGGACGGCGTGACCGTAAAACCATTACCACTACAACGCTCACAGACCTTGAATACCGGCGCCCCCTTTTCTTTTGTCGCCTTGCGGTCGAGCACCTCGCCTTTTCCGCCACAGCGGCAGCGTGCGCTTAACTGGCCCTTGCCGTCGCAAGCTTCACATTTGGCCGGGACAATCTCCGTTACCTCTGTCCATTGCTCCCAGTCTGACGGATGAACAGCGCGGGAGCGACTCGCCCAGTAAGGTGCTTTTCCCCACGGGTAGGATACTTTACGCGTGACCTGCGTTGCGGTGGTTTTCCCTGTGCCGTTGCAACGGAGGCAGGTTGCTGTGCTGGCCGCAGAGCGTGAGTATTCTGCGAATGCGAATTGAGCGATAAGCATCATACAGTTTCCGAATTGCCCACCAGCAGCTTTGCGAACGTTCTTCGGCGCGACCTCCATTGCGTATCGTGCCAGCGCCTGAACCGCCAGTTGTTCGTCTGATTTGCTGACCCCAGCTTTTCCGAGGAATGCTGCCAGGCCGAACCGTGCGCGGCTGCTGGTGGCTCCAAAAGCATACATGATATCAGTGCCGTTAAGTCGGTCGGGTGAGGTGCTCTTCGTATCATCATTGATGTGCATTCCCTGGGGGCTGAAATGTTTGAGACCTGATTCCATCTTCATGCGGCCACCTGCTGTTTTTTGGTGAATACCAATTCCCTGACTTGATCTCCATTCATCAGGAGGTCATTGAAATCTCCGTTATCGGGCCAGCGCACACTGACTTTCAAAAGGTCGTTTTTTGCGAGCAAATTGGCATGGGCGCACTCGAACGCGGCTGCCTGGCCCGTCGCCGAATGCCTGTCCATATCAGCAAAAACGACAAGGTGTTTTACCCCGGCAGGTGCGCGGAATTTCTTCATGAAGTTACTGTTCATTACCGCCCAGGTATTCACGCCATAAATCTGATAGCAGGAGAGTGCCGTCTCGATACCCTCAGCAATACCGAGAGTCGAGGATACAGGGAACATGCGGATAGCCACAGAGCGGGCGTATTCAAGATAGTTCTCTTCCTGCATGGATTTCTGGCGTTTGGCACTTTCTCCGAGGGGTGCCTTATGTTCGCCCTCCAGTAACGTGCGGTGCAGGTAACACAGTTCACCCTTGTCATCCGTGGCAAGCGCATAAAGCGCCTGATAGACCTTACCTGCGTGACGCTGCTTATCGCAAAACCTGATGGCATCTGCGGGGAGTCTGGTAATTCCACGGTGTTGCAGATAACCAGCACCCGCAGTGCCTCGTAACGGCGCCAGCTTTGCAAACTTACTGATGGTACGCTGACGTAATCTGGCGGCTGAGCTGTGTACCGGAATCTTTTCGTGGCGGTAATCGTTACCAATGATCTGATCCACTTCCGTGCTGATTGCGCTGAAACTCTTCCCCTGAGTTTTAACCAGCAGTGACATCCCATCACCACTACCACAGACACAAATCCATGAACCCGATCCGTCTCTGTCATCGACGCGGTATTTTCCACGCGCACCGCACACCGGGCATTCACCCTTGAAATGGTTTTTACCCGTAACAGGCGGAAGCCCGTAATATTCAAAAATCTCTGACCACCGGCCTTTTGCTGCTTCTGCTGTTTTCACGCGCTTTTTCTCCCCAACATGCTGCGGATATCTGCCATCTGATGTTTTGCTCTGATGTTTTTTTGTGTTTCCTCTGCGCAGCCGGCAGGCGACCCGGCTGCATTCTGTGCGGATTTCTCCCGGCCTTTAGCAAAGGCGATACGTTTGTGTTTTATGTAGTTGCTGACGTCTGGCGTGATCTCCACAGGAAAGTCACTAAGACCGTTCGGCCACTCGTTGAATTTGTCGCGGAAGGTATGGGCACACCAGCCATCGCTCACGGGCTTACCCATCGATGCGCGCTGGCGCTGGTAGAACTTGATCTGACTCCACCAGGACTGTTTATCGGATTTGGTGTAAACCTTTTCGCCCTTTTTGAGCTTTTTGATATTGCGCTGCGTGTCGGTCTGCACGTCTTCGCCTACCAGAGGTTTGAACCCGCATTTAGGGCAGACGTATACCCCGGCAGGCTTCATGAAATGGCAATCCGGGCATTCTTTCGGTAGCTTCTCTTCCCGCTCTTCGATTGCGCGGGCTGCTGACTCTTTCATGCCGTCGCTTTTAGATGGCAGTTCGTCATATTCGATAGCATCCGGGAAGCCGAGGCGGTGAACCGTTCCGCTGTGATCAAAGATCAGGCAGGCACTTTTCCCAGGTGCTGTGCGAAGTCCGCGACCAATTGCCTGTAGCCAGCGGATCTCGCTCTTTGTCGGGCGGGCATAGATAACACAGCGCACATCACTGTCGAACCCGGCCACCAGCACACCGACGCTGACGATAATTTTTGTGGCGCCCGTTTCGAAACGGTGGATCATCACCTGCCGTTCATCGTGAGGGGTCTCGGCTACCATGACTTCGGCGTTAATGCCCGCTCTTACAAACTGCATGGTAACGAAGTTGGCATGATCCTTATCGACGCAGAACGCCACGGTGGGAAGGTCGCGACCATTACGCAGCCAGTTGTCCACGATGTCGCCCACCAGGTCAGATCCGCACATGATTTCTGACAACTGGCTTTCGTTGTAGTCGCTGCCGTACTCCTCTGATGAGGACGTTTTTACGCCTTTCAGATCGGGCTTTGTCGGTGCATAGAACTCAAACGGACTCAGATCTCCCCGCTGGATCAGTTCGCTGATAGTAGTGGGTTTAATCAGTTGTTGGTAATAGCGTCCCAGCCAGGGAGAGAATGGCGTCCCGGATAAACCGATAACCTTTACCCTCGTCTCTGAGGTCAGGCGCTCAATTTCTTTCAGGACTCGACGCTTGCGCAGGTGTGCTTCATCGATAATCAGCAGTTCAATATTCTGAGGGAAATCCCGGCGGATCAAAGTGTCCGCGCTGGCGATCTGAATCAGTCGATCCGGGTCAATCTCGCTTTTCTCAGCCTCAGCCCAGACGAGCCCGATATCAGCAGCATCCAGTCCATAACTGACAAAACGGCTGGCGGTCTGACGTAATAAGACGGTATATGGAGCCACGAACAGTACACGTTTACCCCGACTGACATGGCCCGCAGTGATGAATGCTGCCAGCCCGGTTTTACCGCTACCAGTTGGCGCGTAGACCATGAAGGAGTTGCATGCCTTCCAGCCAAGGCGCAGCATGCTCAGTCCGCGTTCCTGTGCGAAATTGGGTTTGATATTCAGCATCACCACCACCTTCTAAATCCACTATTCCAGGAAGAACGATTCCCGATCTGAGTTGGCTATAGTTGCGTACCAGATAACTAGTACAACGCCGTTTTAAAGCCAGTCTCTTAGATCGGTACCCACCTAACCTATGGAGTTGTCTGTTGGAAAAGGATGCCTTCCCTTCCCTAACACCCATCTCCCCCCTTACCCCCCTCTTCCCTCTTCCCCATCTCATGTACTCGCAAGCTGGTACAAAGATAAAAAACAGACAATCGAAGAATCAGCCACCAGCACCCGGCATCTTTAAGCCGACATGCAACCAGACGCCTTTAAGCCCGGTTATCCTCAGTCCCGCTTATTGCGTTCCTGCCAGGGGCGGCTCAGCCGTGTACCCCTGAATTGCACGCCCGTGCGTTCTTACAAATTTGCGAAGCCGTGTATTGGCCTCATGCCTTGCCCGGTTTTCCTGCCGGAAAGAAACAGGCTCAACCTCAAATTCAACTTCATAAACTTCCGCGTATCGCTGAGCGACTTTCCGCCTAAGCGAAGGTGGCAGCCGGAGCAACTGTTCCTGAATCCACTCCGCATCTGCCTGGCTGTATCGAGCGGGCATTTCAATCTGCACATAATCCGGGTACATAAAACCTCCGGTTAAATGGCTGCCTTCTGTGTGGGGAATGGCTTAACTTCCTCAGCTTTTACCGTCCCATCTGGATTAACCTCCACAAAAATATTTCTTTTCAATCTCAGCGCCTTACTTATGGCGCTTTGACGGATTCCCAGCTTGCTGGCGGCTTTAACCTGACCTACCTGCTCTGCAAATTCTCTTAGCGTAAGTTTTTTCATAATCTCCTCCTGAACCCAATATAACCGCTAGTTCTTTTTATTGCAACACTAGCGGTTATTGATTAATATTCCTTGCGGTGATAATTTCGTTTTGAGAGGAGATTTTGATGAAAAAAAAACCATTAACTGCAGAACAACTGCTAGCTGCTGAACGCCTTAAGACGATTTATGAAAGCAAGAAAAAAGATCTGGGGCTTTCTCAGGAGTTGCTAGCTGACAAGCTCGGAATTAGCCAGAGCGCCGTGGCGCAGATTCTGTCAGGGAAAAATGCCCTGAACCTAAAACGAGCTATAGAGTTGGCAGAAATACTAAATGTGAAGGTTGAGGATTTTAGTCCGGCATTAGCCAATGAAGCAAAGCAACTGACAAAATCGAACGTTACCTATGCGGGTATTTATCGGCCTGGAAATAAATATCCAGTATTGAGCAGTGTCCAGGCAGGGGCCTGGAGTGAGGCTGTAGAAGCTTATTCCCTCAAAGATGTAGAGCTCTGGCTAGAATCAGATGCGCACATTCAAGGTGATGGTTTTTGGCTTTATGTGGAAGGGGATTCAATGACAGCGCCTCTGGGATTAAGTATCCCGGAAGGAACTTATGTCCTGTTTGATACAGGCCGGGAAGCAGTTAACGGGAGCTTAGTTATCGCCAAGCTTGAAGATTCAAACGAGGCCACATTCAAAAAGCTTGTGATCGATGGTGGACAGCGGTATCTCAAAGGCCTTAATCCGCAATGGCCGCTTGTGTCAGTTAATGGTAATTGCCGCATTATAGGTGTAGCTATACAAACAAAAATGATGCTCGTCTAATGAAAACTGTCATTTGATATCAAGCCCGGTAAATCCGGGCTTTTTTTTACCCTAAACCACACATCAAGTGGCTGGCCTGTAAAAATATCACTATATATATCATTAACATAACCGCAGATTCTATTTTATTAGAACCTGCGGTGTTTACATTAAAAGAACTAGCGGTTATATTCATTTCAACGGCAAACAACGGAGCCAATGAAATGAGATCTATCCTCCCACCAAAAGCAAATAACAAGAAGTTTAACGTTTGTGAAAAACTTAATGCCAGTTCTACACACTGGGCTTACTCGAAGCCCGCACAGGCGTATCAGGATGGTTTCGATTTTCAATTAGAAACTATTCTTGCTGATGAAATTGAATTTGCCCTCTACAAACGGCAAGGAAATAAATTTGTCCTTTTGGATTTTTTTAATTCTTACAATGAAGCTTGTGACGAAGCTAAAGCAATTATAAATACTCACAAAGATATTAAAAAGATGTTCGAGCATTAAGTTAATTTAAATAATTCATCGCAAAAAAACGACTTAAAAGTTGTGGATTTTATCATCCTGAGGATTAAGCAATGTTAAAGCTCAACAAAAAAGCTTCGATTCCTTTACATAGGCTTCCCTTTATTGGTGGGAAATCAAAATTATTACTTGGCTGTAGTTTTTGGAATGTACCATCTGAGGGAGGGTATGGCGGTGGATGTACAACTGGATGTGCGCTTGCAAAGATTTGGATTAAACACTTAGAGGAAGAATCAAGATCTGGAAATGATTTCGGGCCATCAACGCTGTCAAGAGTGGTCATAGAAATGATATCGATGGGTGCAAATGATTCAATTAACGGTCAGGCTGCGGGATTCTTTTCGGTTATAGAAGAACTTTTGTTTACCTTAATTAAAAATAGCAATGTGCACTTTAATATTGATGAAGTCGAGCAAATTTCTAAAGCCAATAACGGTCTTGTCTATGCAAGTGAAACAGATAATCAGGCATATAATAAATGACTTGCATAAAAGATAAGAAATCATTTCACACTGCCAAATTAATGGCAGCGGCTGGATATTGGAGCATAGCAGTGATTTTCCTTCGTAAAGCGTATGGGAGGTAATAATGCATGAATTAAAGCGTCAAGATATTCAGCAAATAAACATTACTGCTGAAAACCTTGCAGGGTTATCACAAACACTTTTTGAATACCACGAAAAACTAGACCACTTTCAGTTAAAAACTTTATGCGCTCTAGTATATGACCTTTCTTCTCAAATTAATACTTGGATAGAACGCGAAGAAGAAATCGTTATGAAATTAGAAGAAGATAATCGAAATGGATAAAAACAGCCTGATTGAAACCCGTCGCCGCCGACTTGTACACGCAAAGCTGGATTCCGTTATGCGCAGAACAGGCGGAAATATTCAGATGGCAAAACTGGATAACGGAGCTTTATTCCCGGTTGAGTTATCCGAAGAAGTATTAACGAAAGCGTTAATAAAGCTCTTCGAAGGAATGATTTACGACACGCATAGACGCGCCGAAGCGGAAACCATTATTTCGGGACATTACGCCGACTGCATAGGCAGAAGCAAATTAACGCCTGATGCCGTGTATTTCATGGATGCGTTAATTGAAACCCTGGCCGAAGAAGCAATGAAAAAACGGAGGCTCCAGAATGCATGATAACCAGAAAACATTTGTTCGTGACGGCGTCTTGATCCCTTTGCCGGTATTGGCGGTTGCTTTGCATGTCGCCCCCTAACTTCACTGGGCGTGTTGTCCTCTACATCGAAAAAGGGATGGTGAAATGCGAACGCCGACTCAGCGAAGACGAGCATATTTGTGCTCTGGATACCTTTATTGAAATGGCAAGAGAAATGGAACTGCGTTTAGAGGGGGGATCTGGTGGCATTGACAGCAATACGCATTCCTGAGTGGGTGCATGAACAGGCGGTTTTCGTTCTACGCCAGTACCGAAACAAACGGGTTCACCCTTGCCGCATGCATCGCTCAGGAAATCTGAGCCTTCGGGTTAACCGACGCTGGCGGCTGCTGTCACGCGACGGCGGCCAAAGCTGGGAAGTAATGAGTCATGAGCGCTACTCAAAAGTTAAGGACAGAAAATGAACGATATCGAAAAAGCAAAAATTAAACGCCTGGTTGCCCGGTTAAAAGATCTGAGCGAACGGGATGGCTGCAGCGTTCCGTCATGGATGCTGGACGAAAATCGTTACGGTAATAGCTCGCTGACCGCCGCAGAACAGCAGGAATGGGCTGAATCCGTTTGTGCTCACATGCGCGGTTCCGTAGCGCTTCTGTACCTCATTGAATGTGGTAAACGCTTTGGGTTTCGTGAAGGTGACTATGTATTCCGGGAGGGCGGGACAGCCCTGGGTCTTACGAGAGAACTTATCGAGAACGTTTTGATTAAGTACGTGGAGGAAGACCTTATCCGGTACAAACCAGCGGATCGCTATATCGCTGTTTACCAGTTCTACCACGCCAATGACCAGCGCCTGAACGAGAGTGGTCATTCATGGTTTAACGAATTTCTGGATGAAATATTCACCGATGTTGCTGTTCGTCTTCGTGCGGGTGAAGACCTGCCAGTTAAATCCATTACGCATTAAGGAAAAATGATGGCTATGAAAACTGAAATGAACAATGCCAGCCGGCAGCCAACGATGAGCAGTAAAGAGATTGCCAGCCTGACGGAAAAGTGCACGGCATTACCATGCCCTAGCAATGCAACGGCGCTCGGTATGACATATCGCCAGCATCTGCTGGCACAGATTACTCCGGTATGTGTAAAGCACTTTTTGAATGATGTTGCCTGGGAAGATTACGACGACATGGCTACCACGATGTTGGGAATGGTGGATGCGATTATTGCCGCTGAACAGGAGACATCAGAATGATGCAGAAAATCCTTATTGATACCAGCAATCTGAGCACCATTGCCGTTTGCCTGGAGCAATTGGTCAACGCTGAGCATGCACAGTTGAGTATTGAGCATCAGCTCGATCAATCAACCAGCAGCGCTGAATTTAGTTCATGGAGGAAAAGTGCGGATAAGGCCTTGCGCGCGGTGAAAGCGAAGCGTCGCCTTATTACTGCACAACTTGCAGTCCTCCGTCAGCAGGAAAAAGAAAAGAATGAAGAGAATCGCCAGCAACACAATGAATATCTCATTGCTGAGCTTCGGGAGATTGTTACGCCCTCTTCTTTCGCTCGTTGCGTCCGTTATGCAACCGACAAATTGGAGGCTTCCGGTGAGTGAATCAAATGTATTCGAACTTGTGAAACTGATTAAGGCAGCTAACGGTGATCCATCATCCATTACTGACTCCATTTGGGAGGCTGGCTATCGCCAGCCGGAACGGACTGCAGAAGAAGCCGCAAAGATAACGATTAGCGTCTTTTTTTACTGTAACTCGCTTGAGATGCCGACAGACTTCTGGCCGCGAGATTATGACAGTGTTCTGCAAAATGAGCTGATGAAAGCGGTGCTGGGCGAAGACGATGAACTGCATGAAGCAGATCCGGCCGCTATTGCAAAAAGCGTGATCAGGGCTGGTTTCACAAAAACAGTTTGAGGTGGATATGCAGACGATTATTCAGGTGGAACCGAACGAATGGGTTACCGAGCAACTACTGATTGCCGTTACCGGCTTGAAGCCCGGCACTATCGCTCGAGCGCGAAAAAACTCCTGGCTTCTTGGCCGGGAATATAAGCACGTTTCACCAGACGGGGAACCAAAGCCCACCAGCGAATGCATGTACAACCGTAAAGCAGTTGACGCATGGGTTGCCGCACAAAAACAACCAATATGGTGATCGGGTTCGATGAAAAAGGTAAGCTTGTATGGCTCCTGGGCGTCAGGAGGAAATTATGAGTAAAAGCTCATATCCAACGGGCGTTGAGAATCACGGCGGATCACTCCGCATATGGTTTAGCTATAACGGAAAGCGTGTCAGAGAAAACCTCGGGGTTCCTGATAACGCTAAAAATCGTAAGATTGCCGGAGAACTTCGCACATCTGTTTGCTTTGCTATTCGGATGGGTAGCTTTGACTATGCCGCGCAGTTCCCGAACTCCCCGAGCCTTAAGCTTTTCGGTTTGGGGAAAAAGGAAATCACCGTTAAGGTTCTGGCTGAAAAATGGCTGGATCTTAAAAAGATGGAGATCAGCGCGAACGCGCTTAACCGGTATGCATCGGTGGTAAGGAATATGGTACCGAGGGTTGGCGAAAACAAACTGGCCGCATCCGTGACCAAAGAGGAATTACTGTATATCAGGAAGGATTTACTGACTGGTAAAAATCCTTTAAAGGGTAAGGCCCGTGTAAAAGGGCTGAGTGTCGTCACCGTAAATTATTATATGACGACGATATCCGGGATGTTTCAGTTTGCCGCCGATAACGGATATGTCAGCACCAATCCTTTTAATGATCTGAAACCGCTGAAAAAGGCCAGGGTAGAACCAGACCCCCTCACCAGGGATGAATTTGTTCGTTTCATAGATGCCTGCCAGCATCAACAAACGAAAAATTTATGGTCACTGGCTGTATACACGGGCGTGCGTCACGGAGAGCTGATTTCCCTGGCTTGGGAGGATATAGATCTTAAAGCTGGGACCATTACAATTCGTCGTAATTATACAAAACTTGGTGAGTTCACACTACCGAAAACTGAGGCGGGAACAGACAGGGTTATACACCTTATCCAGCCAGCAATTGCCGCGCTAAAGAACCAGGCGGAGATGACCAGGCTGGGCAGACAGTACCCCATTGATGTGAAACTGCGGGAATATGGCCGCTCAGTAACACACAACTGTACGTTTGTTTTTAACCCGCAGATAGTTCGGCGAAGTGAACAGGTGGGATACCATTATAAAGCAGATTCCATAGGTGATTCATGGGACGCAGCGCTAAAACGGGCGGGGCTGAGACACCGAAAGGCATATCAGTCCAGGCATACTTATGCGTGCTGGTCATTATCTGCCGGAGCCAACCCAAGCTTCATTGCCAGCCAGATGGGGCACGCAAGCGCTCAAATGGTTTTCAATGTGTATGGGGCATGGATGGCGGATAGCAGTTCGGAACAGATTGCGATGTTAAATCAGAAGCTATCCGAATTTGCCCCATTGATGCCCCACAAGTTAGTAAGCAGTACGTGA